TATTGTATTTGATGCGCTAGTTACAACACTGAATGAAACAATTTTACCTGAACTACAAGAATCGAAATCCGATCAATCGATCAGGGAGTGTCTATTACTTATTGTTGATGCTCTCTATTACAAAGACGGTGACGCTGGCACATGGAAGCCGATTAGAGACAAGATAGAGGCGCTATGAATTGCCCTTGGTGTGGTGGTAATAAGATAACCCACAATGAACATGTGTCATATACCGCGCCGTATTTGAGCGTAGAATTGCACGGCGCAAAGATACCGATGCAAACAATTGCGTTATTTTCAACGTGTGAATGTGGATTGATATTTCAAGAGAATAAATTCTCAGACAAATGGTACGAGTGGTTTTATTCATCCGGTACTTACAGACAAACACTAGGAATAAGTCAAGAAGAAATGGATGCGGACGAACAAAGACGCGCTGATGATTTAGTTGAATGGTTATCTGTGTTTGACGAAATGAACATAAATCATCATTGTGATATTGGATCATCGCGCGGTTATCTCATGGAAAATATGCGGCGTGAATATCAATGTAGTGTTTACGGAGTTGAGCCTAATTCAGACTATAAAAGTATTGTTGAAAGCGGTTATTTTAGTAAGCCTGATTTAGTCTCCGCTATCCATGTATTAGAACACGTTACCGACCCGATCAAAGAACTGACAACCTGGGCGAACATGACAAGTAAATACTTACTCATTGAAGTCCCGGGGTTGAATACCGTAGGCGGTCCGTTACGGTTTGCACATTTATACTACTTCCCGCCTGAATTGTTGAAAGCAAAGATAAATGAGTTAGGGTTTGATATTGTGGCTATGGAGACAGAGCCGAATACTAGGATATTTGCAAAAAAGATTGACAAATAATAAATAATTAGTGGTATACTAGAAACACGGTTATAGATATTCCAGAGGCCGAAAGGCGGATAAAAGTAACCGGATAAAATAAACACTAGAGGCCAATTGGCGGTGTAGTTTATAAGAGATTTATTTCTCTTGTTTGCTACACCGCTTTTACTTTAAGGAGTTACTTATGACAGATGAAATTATCGAAACCGAAGCTATAAAAATAGGTGCATCAATCAGTAAAGATAACAAAAGCCGATTGTCTGTTATCAGAGAACATGCTGCCGAAATTGCAAAGATGTTGGATGAACTTTCGCCGGACGAATCAGAGGACGAAACAAAATCATTACCTGATTCAATCGTTACTTACGGTCAGGCCGTAAAAGGTACTCAATTAGAAAATGGCGATGTCAAGTTAGGCGGTTATCTCGTTACTTTTGCAGACGAAACAGATACCGATTTAGAGGGCGACTTCTTTACAAAGAATACCGATTTTGGAGAGGCCACTAAATCAGACGGTTGGTTCCATCACTGTATGCCGCTTCAATACAACGGAAAATCGTTGAAATATACCGGACAATTGCCAGATGTAAAACTAACTAAAGATGATGTAGGCGTGTTCGCCGAGATCGTCTTAGGTTCTCGAAATAAGTATGAAAAGATGCTGGCAGAATTAGGTCTAGCTGGGGTGCTTGGTTGGTCAAGTGGAACTGCCCCGAACCTGGTTACAACTAAATCATGTAAGAACGGCGCAAACGAGATCACTCGTTGGAAGTTAGGATTAGACGCAAGTTTGACCCCGACCCCAGCAGAACCAAAAAACCGTGTAATACCGCTTAAATCAATAAGCGTCAATTTAGCAGAACTAATCGAACAGTCAGAGGCCGAGCAAACGGTGACTAACGATGAACCTGCTCCAGTTATTAAATCTATAAAGGAGTTCGATATGACACCAGAAGAAATTCAAGCAATGAAGGATGAAATCAATGCCGGAGTAAAGGCTACTGTAATCGAAGCAATGAAAGCCGCTCCCGCTCCTGATTCAACCGGAACACAGCCTGATGTTCAGGTAACTGTGGCCGAAGGGGATAAACCTTTCCTTAGTCTGGCTGAACAATGTAAAGCCGTGAAAATGGCAGTTACTACCAATGGCCGAACCGTTGACCAAAGACTTTTGGGTATCAACGAAAAATACTACAAAGCCAGCGGAAACAACGAAGCTATTCCCGCCGAAGGTGGATATTTGTTACAACCTTCAATCTCTACGGAGATCATCGCTCCCATGCGCACGAGTGGCGCTTTTACTCCATACGTTCGCAAACTGCCCGTATCTGCCAACAGTAATTCCGGTTGGTTGAATGGTGTTGATGAAACCTCACGCGTAGCCGGATCTCGTTGGGGTGGAGTTCTTGGTTATCGCGTTGCCGAAGCCGCAACCCTTACCGCCTCTAAACCGAAATTCCGCCGCATCAACTGGGAACTCAAAAAATACGCAGTTTTGATGTATGGCTCGGATGAACTGCTTGCTGATTCTACTCAATTCGAAGCCGTTGCCCGTCAGTCCGCCGGTGAAGAACTCAATTTCATGGTCAATGATGACATTATGAACGGTATCGGTTTGGGTGGGGCGCAAGGTATTTTGAAATCCCCCGCTTTGATTTATGTAGCACGTGCGGACGCTTCAAAAGTTCAACACGCAGACATTATCACTATGTGGCAACGGTTGCATCCCCAGTTTCGCGCTAATGCGAAATGGTTCATCAATAGCGAAGTTGAAGCGCAGCTTGACCAGTTATATTTTGCCGGAACTACCTCGGTATTGTCACCTTACGTTACCTACTCTCCCGAAGGCGTTATGCGTATCAAGGGCAAAGAAGTAGTCGTAACCGAGTTCAACCCAGCGTTGAATGCCGCCGGTGATATCGTTCTTGCCGATCCTACTCAATATCTCATGTGGGAAAAATCCGGTGTAGACGCCGCAAGCTCTATCCATGTTTCATTCTTGACCGATGAAACTGCCTTCCGCTTCATCTATCGCGCGGACGGACAAGGCGCTTATAGTTCCGCTTTGACCCCATACAAGGGAACTACCACACAGTCACCGTTTGTTACTTTGGGTGCAGCCTCTACTGCCGCCGCATAATCTAATTGGGCAAGCCTGGCGGACGGCATGAGCCGCCAGGCATTTAGAAAAGGATAATAAAATGATTGATCGTTACGGACAAGTTGCACAATTTTTACCTGTTTTAGCACCTGCTGACATTACCACAACCGACACCAATACTGCCATTGTGGATTTGTCAAACGCTCACCGCTGTACTTTCTTGGTTTACACCGGTGCGGTTACAAGCGCATCTACCACAGAGCCGGTTGTTACCCTTATGGCGGCAACTGGCGCAGCCACAGTTTCGGCTACTGCAATCGCTTTCAACTATCGCAAGTCAAGCGCCGTTTTGACTGACACTTGGGCTGATATTGCAGCCGCCACCACCGCTGGAATGGCTATTACTCTGACTGATGACAATAAGTTGATGCTTATTGACGTTGATCCCTCTGTTGTGGCCTCAAAAACCGATGGTCGGTATGTGTACCTTCATATTGATACCAATGCACAGGTATCCGCTTTTGTAATCGGCGCATCCGCAATTTTGGAACCGCGCTACGCTGCAAACACAATGCAAAGTTCTTCATAAGTTTATCGGGGAGGGCGTAAAAACCCTCCCCATAAAAGAGGTATCATGAAATTCTTTGAATGGTTATCAAATATCTTATGGATTCATAACGGAACTACAGAGGTTATGGATATTGACTTTGACAATGGGATAATTGACGTTCGGGGCACCTTGAATGTCGGAAGTACCAAAATTGATGCAGATAAGATTGCCTTGCTAACCCAGGGCGTAGCCGGTGGTTATAAAATTGCCAGAGGCCAAAGAACAATGTTATCCGCAAGCGATACCGTTGCAACCGGACTAGCAACTGTTGTTAGTGTTGTGGCCTCAATGGACTCTGATCCTATCTTGACTTGCGATAGAGCTACAGCTTCAATTGGCAATCAAACAGATGCACCAATAGCTGGGAGTGTGTATTTGAAAGTGTGGATGCCAACCGCAACTGGAGACGCTACTCCAGCCGCCGCGTCTGGTTTTGCTGGAATAAAAGTAAACTGGATTGCGATAGGAACATAATTCTAATTTTCGGAGAGAAAATGAATAAATTAGCAATTGTGGGAAGTGGAACAACAAGAGATAACGCACCTTTCAATGATGATTCATTTGATATATGGGTTTTCAACGAAGCGCCAATGTACGATTGGTGTAAAAGATATACAGCGTCCTTTCAATTACATAAAGAAGAAATATACGCTGGTAATAATGTGAAACAACCTGAATACTGGAAGTGGTTACAAAAAGAGACTAAACCGGTATTCATGAATAAACAAGATTCAAGAGTGCCTGGGTGCGAAGTTTACCCACTACAAGACGCATTAGACTTAGGCGGATTCAAGTTCTTTGGAATGACAATTAGTTATGCCTTGGCCTTGGGAATACTAAAAGGATATAAACAGATTGAAGTTTGGGGTGTAGAGTTATCAGCTACTGAATATCAGTACGGCATGGATACCTGGTCATTTTGGGTAGGTTTTGCAAAAGGCAAGTTAGGTAATAATTTTGTTTTACATAGTGGTGAAAAATTATTTGATGCGCCGTTATATGGACTAGAGGGCGGCGTGGATTTTGAAAGCAATTACTTTACAAACAGAATAACTTACTTGGATAATGGCTGGAAAAGTGCCGATAAGCTACTAAAGAATTATAAAAAGTTATTTGAGAAATACATAAGTAATAATGAATTTGAAAAAACGATCAACCTATTTGTTGATTTTGAGAAAGCAGCGCTACAAGCCGGTGAGTATGCCGGTGCATTATCCGAGGCTGAAAAGTGGCAGGATAAACCAGTTAGCAGAAATGAGTTTGAAACAGCCGC